CCGATCTTTATACTGGCGTAAACCAGTCCCGTCGCAAGGATAGTCAGTCCCCACACGCAACGGAATTTTATTGTTTTAAAATATGGCAAAAGAAAAGCCACACAATCAAGTTTGCGTAACTGGAACGGACGCAACAAACAAGTCCCACACAGTACCGGTCACAATGGTACAAGGCCAACTGAAAGTACCCCCAACTGGGGAGGTAATCAGTGCGGAGACAAGATTCGTCACACCACCGGGAGAATAGCCAACACCTTGATAGGTCACCACAAGAGCAGCACCTGCACCAAGAGTAGGACTGTCGGCAAAAGTCGTCGAAACACCCGCTGACTGATAGTCTGTAATCAAAAACTCACCAGCGGTAACAAATGTCAAGACATTCCCAGCAATGGTGAACAACGGAGTAGAACCGGCCTGAACGACCGGATTCGCAAAGTTGTTCGCCGTCACGTTCAGAGTACCAACGCGATGATCTGAGGCCAAAACTCCAGCACCCGAAGGTGGAAGCTGAGGCGTAAACAGAGTCACGTCGTACTCCACCCAAAGCTTGCTCCAATTGACGACACTGCCGTCAACGGTGCACACAAACAAAGTTCCAGCATCGTACGTCTTAACGTCCTGGTTTGCAGGCAGGGCACCCAAGCGAATGAACTTGCGAGGGCCCAATGCATGCATTGAACCTGGACGAAGAGTACACTCAATGTCCTTCCACGGAACATCCTCCTCAACGTCCTCGTATGAACTAGCAATCGTCTCTGTCGCAGGAGCGGCGTCAGCGGCGTCGTAGTCAGGAACGAGCATCAAGGAGCCAGGAGTAGCGGAACCAGTCCGGGTATAGGCACAAAACTTCAACTTGTTGAAGCGATATGCCTCCCAAGACTGCGCTTGAGTAGAAAGCCAAGGGAAAGTTGCCGCAAGCCCAGGATTCAATGAGAACGACTTCTGAACCGTAAAAGCACCCGAACCGACAACCGAAGCGATGAGCTCACGGTGTACGATGCGGGCCGAATCACGAGAAGCCTGAATCATGGGCGCAGAACTCGCTTGCCCGGTCGAATAGGCAGCAGCCGCAGAAACCTGCTTGCCTGGGCGCGGACCGAGATTCGCCTTGCCTGATTTCGAAGTTATCTTCAACTTCCGGGGTTTTGGCATACCCTGTCCACCTTGATTAGCACGAGCAAGAGCCTTGTCCTTCGCGGACTGGGCCTTGCGACGCGCTATCTCGCGACGCGCTTGTTCCTGCTTGATAGTACGCGCAGGTTCCATTTTTGTTGTTGTTTTGTATGATCTTAGTCACACACAGACTTATGCCGTTGAAACGTTCAAGTAAGCCGGCACCAGTCGAGTCCACGTCGAAAAACGCGCGGGACTCCCAACGAAAATGTAGATCCGTGATTTGCGCGACCGAGATGCGAGCTCCTAGGATATCCCTAATGCGAGGCGTCTGGACAATCGTACCAAGGTACGAGTCAATCCGAGCCTCCAACAAAAGGAACTCATACTCCCAGGGCCACACCACGATCCGGAGACCAAGCAAGTGCATCAGGACACACTCCTCAAAAGAGAAAGAATTGTTCACCCTCACCCAATTCACACTAGACATGAGCTTTGAATAGTTGCCAGCGGCAACCAAGAGATCACCATGACCTCGAACGAAACGCTCACGAAGATGATGTGAAAGGAAGACGACCTCCTGCGCCCAACAGGGTTCGGCATTATCGTAAGCGATTATAACCTGGTACTGAGCCAGGTAATCGCGAACTTGCCGAATACCCACATTATCGTCATCGATAGACAGCGCAAAATCGTCCCCATTCACAATCAATTTGAGAACCTCATCAGCATCCCGACCAGTTAAGGTCGAAACAGCTTCAGCAAGGGCAAGCCAAAAGTACAACGAATTGTCATGGCCAGTATTTT